AGAGTGACAGCAGTCGCTTTGCTTGTTGCTTGAGTAACAGTTCCACCAGTTGTATAACCGATGGCCTTACCAGCAACAGCTTCGAATTGAGATGCCATTAGTTGTTACCTCTAATCCTGAGCAGAAACATTGGTCGCTCTCACGATACCGATGTTCTTTGTTTCGTAGACCTTCGACCAGTTGGCTACGGTTCCTAAAACTGTGCGGTTAGGATTAGTCGTTGTGACTGCCCATTTTGTACCGACAGGATGATAGGTGTAATGAAGATCAACAGCCATTGCATTTGACTTAGCAAGGATGTCTCTATCTGTCTCCATTGTCATTCCAGCTTGCTCACCAGAAGCGACTGCTCCAGGTGTAAAGAAGAACGTACTGTATTCCGTAGAAGCTCCACTACCTGTAGTAGAAACATCATCAGAAACGATAACTCTTAAGCCACAATAAGTAGGAACTGTGTTATTGCCAGGAGCATAAGCAGGGGCAATAGAACCACCAGAAGCAGTTGCACCCGCACCTGTGTCACCAGCTACGACATAATCCACCAGCTTGCGTTCTACTAAGTCGTAATACACTTTTGAGTGCATACATACAGCAGAAAGTTGATCGCCAGCATCACCAAGAATTGATTTAGCCTTAGCAACATGCTTAGGACTTAAACCTGTTGGAGTGTCGCCACTTTCAGAGTCAATGCAGTTTGCAAATAGAGCAGAATTACTGTCATTTGCATTGATTGAACCAAAAACACCGTCAAGAGCAGCAAGAAGATCTTTCTGTCTTTGGTTTGCTATATAAGCACCAACCTTTTGACCAATAGCAGCCATTGGATCAGCACCAGCAGCCAAAGCAGCTAAGTCTCTTGATTCCCAAGCACGACCTCTATGTAGGATTACTCCTATTTGTTTGTCAGCTTGGATCTTGCTAGGTGTTAATGAAGTGCTATCTGTTAATACTTCAAAATCTCCAGAAAGGTTTGCTTTCCAGAAAGGGACGTTCACGAAGTCTCCACCATCTGTCGCATTAAGCTCTGCCAAAGGCTGAACCACACCGCTAGCCAAGAAGGCGTCACGCAGCGTTGTTTGCTCAATAACGTATGGCGTAAAGACCTCTGGAATGATTACGTCCGACCTTACAGTCGCCATAATTTAAATTTCCAAAAATGGTTTTACGGTATGGGCATAACCCTTCGGCTCGGCATAGCTCCGCCTATTGTTAAATATATTAGCGTTTCTTTGACTGTGCTAACAAGCGATCATATAAACCTTTGTCTGTTTTATATAAACGCATTTGTTCTGTAACGTTCCCACCGTTCTCAAAAGGATTATCTTTCATACCTGTAGGCAGATCAGTCCCGCCAGTCTTTCCGACAGGTGCTCCTCCACCTTGCGCCCTTGGTTGCTTCAAAATATACTCAGGCAATTGTCTCTTAGCCCACTCTCCGACAGGGATTCTCTCGTAACCATCAACAACGACAGGTTGACCTTCTTGAACTTCGATTTTTTCTTTAGGCAAGAAATTCTTTAATACTAAATCTGGGTCATGTACGATTTCCGCCAAGGCTGAGACTGCTGGGGAAACTGTTTCGAGTTCTCTGACTTTTGATTCAAGTTCTTCGATTCGTTGCTTATCTGCTCCTGATTTTTCTCTGTATTGTTGTTCAAGTGCAGATTTTGCTTCGCCATATTTCCCTTCTTGTTCGAGTCGAGATTGTTCGGCATTTTGTTTGAACTGTTTTAGAGATTCATAGTCAGGAGGAACTTCTAAAAGCTCCTTCTTCTGCATTTTACCGATCAGTTCATAGTTTTTCTTTTGAAGACTTTCTATTTCTTTCTTCAAGGCTTCTGCCTCTGCATTATTAGCAGAAGAGTCAACAGGCATAGCCTCTTGATTCTGTTCGTCAGTCATAGACACCCATAAGGTTTAGAATTATCTTATCAAGATTATTTCTTTTTGCCTCCTTTCTTGCCTTTTTTCTTTTTTCCCCAAGCCATAACTTTACAAAATACACTATTCTTATTAAGATAAAGACATACCACACAAGAAGTCAATGGCATTAGAACTAACTGAAATGCAGCGAATCCTTGCTCAAGTAACAGCAGGAGAGAAAGGGCCAGAAAATGAAAGCAATGAAGCCAAGACTTTTAGAATGGACGTAGAAGAAGATATGGTGGAAGCAAAGAAAATAGCAAAAGAAAAAGGTATCAAAAACGTTACCTTTGACCTTTCTCCTGAATGGCCTGAATTAGACAGATCACTAGCAAAATTTCCAAAGGGACACTTCGGTACATAGCAAAATGGCAAAACTCACTTACGTTCAACTTCTCCAGTTAAGAAAAACAGCAGTTTTAGCGGGAGACAGAAAACTCGCAAAAGAATATCTACAAAAAGCTAGAGCCTTATCGAAAAAGAGAGAAGTTGACGAAGACGACTATATTGCTGGTGCTTATACCTAAACACCGTTATATATTTCCGCCAAGAATTTCAAAGCATCAGCATCCGTAAGTCTTAGAGTCTCTCCATCTGGAGTTAGATTCGTCTCCATGTATAGATCTATATCTTGATTAGACATCCAACTTCCCCAATCTTCTACAACGTCAAAACCCATAGTGTCTAATTTTTCTGCCACACGTTTTGCGTTCTTTTCGTACCTAGCAATCATGCCTTTCGTATAGCCTTTTCCGTAATCGTTGGTACTAAGAAGGTCATACATAATATCAGAACCAGAAGAATCATTTCCAGTTACCATTCCGAGTGCTTCCTTTAAAGCAGCTTTTGGATTGTCTTGAGCTAATCCAAAATCAATAAGAGTGCCTTTCTTTGACTTGAAGTCGTACATGAAATTACCTTCATGTGCATCGTTATGGGCAATGCCTTTCATGTGCATCTTTTTCCTTGCCGAAATATAACTCTCAAGCATTTCTGTCTTTTTCTTGGCTTGCATGTCAAACGAAAAATCATCGAAAACTTGACTGTCCATAATGTCATCTAAAGTCTTTCCTTTTGCTTTGCTCATTCCAATTATTCCCTTCCGAGATTTAACAAAATCGACAGTATCATCTTGCCCTAATTTGCCAGAATAAGATGAACCGAAATACCTCGGAGCCACACCAGTTTTGTCTAGTTTTTGTAAAGCGATAACTTCATATTCTCCAATCCTTCCCTCCTTAACGATTCCCGATGGTTTTCCACCAATCTTAAATGCAGAGCCAAACTCGCCACCGCCTAGATAGTTCTTGTCGTAAACCTTGTAAGCAGTTACTTTTTTGTAAACCTTCTCAGCATCAAAATCGAGCTGAATAGGTGTCTCATAAGGCTTCGCTTTTAGAAGGAATGAGTCGTACCGACCCTTGTTAATGATCTTAAGTTTCTTACCTGAGTCCAGCTCTGCGATCTTAATAAGCTTCCCAGGAGTGTTCGAGTCATAGAGTTCCCATTCATCAAACAGACCTTTCTTAAGAGCTTCAGGCACGACTCTCGATACGTCCTGATGTGTATTGATCACGAATTGACCAGGAACACGCCTTCCAGTTTTCTCGAAACGAGAGAGATTCCTCTGTAAAGCTGTATCAATATCAACTGTAACGTATTTCGCTTTTGTTCTATAACCAGAGGCTTTGAATTGCATAACTTTTTTCGTCAAGCTTTCAATAGAACCATCTCCCGTTCCATCAAGCAAAGTATCAAAACGGTGTCTCTCCGCTTCTGCCAATATCCTTTTAGACAAGAAAGAAGACTCTTCATGCACGAAAGCTGCCGCCTGATCCGCAGCCGATCCTCCTTTCTTGATCATCTCGTTATATTCAGGCAGAAGCTTTTTGATTTCATCCGAATCAACGTCAATACGACCCTTTTGTGCTCCAAATTTCTTGACAATTCCACCTTTTCCAGCCGCAGGGCCGCCACCAGTTAGGAAAAAAGTCGGCTTTTCTTTTGCAATTCCACCTTGGAGATGCTTCGTTACAATTTCATCGTGCAATTTTTGACGTTCTGGAGTCCAAATTGTTTTACTGCTTGGCCCGTCTAAATCGTCAAAAGGTGAATTGCTGAATCTGTGCCAGGAATCCTTGGCCCCAATCTGTTCTTTGATAACAACAGGAGGCGTTGGTTTCGTAACGATTTTCTTCTTTACTCTTGGTTTTGGAATTGCGTTTGGTGTTTTTCCATAAGTTTTCTGCAATTGTTTAATTGTTTTACTTGTTCCGTCTCCTCTTACAAGCTTTTTCAATGCTGCGTCTGGGCCATATCTCTTTGTCAAAGTATTAAAGTATTTCACCTTTGCTGGCCCTAGAGCTTTCGCCTTATAAGAAGCCGATTGCTGCGATAACCATTTGCCATAAGATGTTCCAATTGGGACGGAACCACCCTCTCCAGATCTCTTTGCATATTTGTATTTAGGTGGAGTAAGACCCATGCCTTTATAATCAAGAACAGCAGTTGTTCGACAACGACATCCGAAATGCTGTGGAGGTTCTGGCCCTTCGCCATATTTGTGCTCCGTCTGATCAAGAATTTGACATTCTGGAGCTGTCCTTGAATCGAGCGTTGCTATCCAACGATATTTTTTTGTAATGTCCTGATTAGCTTCATATACAGTTTGAGCTGCTTGATTGCTTACTGACTGAACAGTGGTTCTAACAAGATTAGTGACTTGATTATTCTTCATTTTGTCTCCGCCTTCAAACTTCAAAAGACCATATAAACGTTGAGAGATCTGTTTTGTAGTCTCACCAGAAAGTAGACCATCTCGTATATTTCTACCAAAAAGATCTGCTTGTTTTGCTGCTAATCCACGAAAAGCTTTTGTAAGGACTTCTCCGTTAGGAAGCGTGACTTGAGAGCCTTTCTTTGCAGTTAAAGAGAATTTCTCAGGAACACCTTTAACCTTTGCTTCAAGATCGTCAGATAATAAAGAAGCGTTTAAATCTGTAGTTTTCTTTGAGACAACAGATTGAGCATAAGACTTGGAAACCTCAACTGAATTAACAGAAGTTTGGATTCCACTAGGCAAAGCAGCTTCGAGCTGGTTGACAGCAAAATCAACCTGTACTTTTGCCAGTCCAGTCAAATCACCAATAATTTGCCTTTCACTTTTGCCAGCCCATCTCGCCAAGCCTTCAGTTGTCTGCTTTAACAAAGCTCTTAATCGAGCGGCTT